CTCAATGAGGAGGACTTCTTATGAGATGCAAATGTTGTGATAAGGTTCTAAGTGAGTGGGAATCTAAGGCGAGAGACCCTTTTAGTAAGTCTGAATTTTTAGACTTATGTAATACCTGTAGGTATCACTCTAATCCGTATACTTGGTTAGATGATGATGATGCCATTATAAATAAAGAGGATATAAATATTGACAATCCTTAGAAAATAGTTTATAATATTACTATAGATTCAATTAAAGTTATAACCATTATGATTATCACTTTAGTTGAGTCTTTAGGATTGTTGTGGTCTAAGAGACCGCCACCTCAATCTCTTTTCTATTGGTCTCAAGGATATAAAACTATGATAACTAAAGGTATAGCAAAGTACGTCTATCTAGACAGTACGGAAAAATTCAATGGTGAGGATACAGGTAAGTACACCCTAACCATTGCTGTAGATGATAAAGAAGTTAAGGCACTAGAGAAAGCAGGTGTCAAAGTTCGCACTATCAAATCTTATGATGAAGAAGGTAATGAGGACGGAGGAACTTACAGAGCTAGAAAATTCTCTACTAAATATCCGTTGTCTTTTGAAATGGTAAAAACTACTGATGGTGAGGCAATCGGACACGATTTCGGTGCTGAATCTAAAGTTGAGGTACTATGGAAAGCGGGGAATGAACACCCCCAACACGGTGTTGCTACATACTTAACTGCTGTTAAGGTACACGAGCGTACTGAGGGCTATAAATCATCTGATGATGAGACTAATGAGTTCTTCGCATAAAGCCTCTACATTTGTAGAACATAAGCCTTGTCCTGCCTGTAGAGATACAGGTGGGGACAAAGCAGGTGATAACCTCTCAGTCTATTCTGATGGACACGGTTATTGTAACGCTTGTGGACACTATGAGAAAGAAAAGTTAAACGATTTAACTTTTAGTGCCACCACCACCACCACTAATCATTCTAAGGAGACACAATCAATGCACCAGTCAACAATTACACCTCGTGGTGTTACTGGTTCTGCAATCAAAGACAGAAGAATCTCATCTAATATAACATCTAAGTTTGGTGTTACTGTGAGTTTCGATAAAGGAGGTAAGGTAGATAAACATTACTACCCATACTTCGACTCTACTGATAGTAACAATCTATTGGGTTATAAAGAGAGAACTGTTGCGACTAAAGAATTTCAAATAATAGGAACTAATAAAGGCTCAGGTCTTTTTGGTCAGGGAGTAAACCGTTCAGGAGGTAAGTACCTAACTATATGTGAGGGTGAGATAGATGCCCTTTCCGTCAGCGAAATGTTTGATGGCAAGTGGCAGGTAGTCTCACTAAAGAACGGCTCTAATTCAGCCTCTAGGGACGTCAAAGAGAACTTAGAATACATTGAGTCTTTTGATAATGTCGTTCTATGTTTCGACCAAGATAAAGCAGGTTGGGAGGCAGTTAAATCCGTACAGGATATTATATCTGTCGGTAAATTAAAGGTATGTAAGCTACCTATGAAGGACGCTAGTGAGATGCTAGTAAACGGTAAGATTAAAGAGTTCACTAACGCTTGGTGGTCTGCTGAACCTTATACACCCGCAGGTATCATTAAAGGTAGTGATACTTGGGAACATATATTAAGGGATAAAGATGTACGGACTATAGATTACCCGTATGCAGGTCTAAACAAATTGACCTACGGATTCAGAGAGAAGGAACTCGTAACTATCACTAGCGGTGCAGGTATGGGTAAGACTAGCTTAGTTAAAGAATTAGAGTCTTACATCTTAAATACAACTAATGATAATCTTGCTATCATTCATTTAGAAGAATCTATTGAACGTAGTGTGAAAGGTCTGATGTCTATTGAGGCTAACGTACCTATCCACATACCACAATATGAGAGAGAGTTAAGTCTCGAAGATAAGAAGTCTCTATGGCAGAAGTCAGTTGGTGATAAGAATGTTTATTTCTACGACCACTTCGGTAGTATGTCGGAAGACTCTCTACTCAATGTGATTAGAACTTATGCTAAATCTTTTGATTGTAAGTGGATAGTCTTAGACCACTTATCTATTGTGGTCAGCGACCAAGATGGTATCTTAGATGAACGTAAGACTATTGATGCTATTATGACTAAGTTGAGGAAGATAGTACAAGAGACAGGAGTAGGATTATTCCTCATCTCTCACTTAAAACGACCTCAAGGCAAGGCTCACGAAGATGGTGGGCAGATAAGCCTAGCAGAGTTAAGGGGTTCGTCCTCTATAGCACAACTGTCTGATATAGTCTTAGGCTTAGAACGTAATCAACAGGCAGAAGACCCTATTATTAGGAATCAGACGACTGTTAGGGTTCTAAAGAATAGGTTCTCAGGTCTAACTGGCAAAGCCTGTAAACTACAATATGATGCAGAGACAGGTAGACTGACGGAGGTACTGGATGACACAGAAGGCTTTTTTTGATATAGAAACTGACGGACTTAACGCTACTCGAGTACATTGCATATGTGCAATGCTTGATAATGGTGAGTCTACTGTTTATAATTTTATAGGAGGAAATACATATGGATATTTTCGAGACTGGTTGGCATCAGAGGATGTCGATACGCTTATTGGACACAACATTATTTCTTTTGATGTTCCTATCTTGCGTAGGCTTAGTGGCTTTCGTTGGGATTTTAATTTTCGGGACACTCTCGTACTTAGTAGACTTAACAACCCTAGTTTAGAGGGTGGTCATAGCCTTCGCTCTTGGGGTGAGAGGCTAGGTAATTACAAGGGTGACTATCAAGGTGGTTGGGAAGAGTATAACTACGAGATGTTAGAGTATTGTAAACAAGATGTTAGGGTTACTAAGGCTTTATATAAGCACCTCGATGAACAAGAAAATACAGAGTCATCAGAGATAGAACACAAGACCGCTAATATCATTCAGAAGCAGACCGATAATGGTATGTTACTAAACGAGAGGAGGGCTTATGAACTACTCGCTGAGATGAAAGAGAAGGTATTAGATATAGAGGATGAGGTACACAAGAGATTTGAACCTCTGCCTGTATGGATACCTCTTGTACATCCTGAAGATAAGTGCACTAATAAAGATGGTTCAATATCTAAACGCTATCAGGCACAGTTAGATAAAGGTGCTCATTATGATGTTGATGACAATGAAGAAAGTATATGGGGATACTATGAGTATCCTGAGTTCAATCTCGGTTCTCGTCAGCAGATTGCTAAGTATCTACAGCACTTCGGTTGGAAACCTAAAAAGTTTACTGACAAGGGTAATGTAATTGTTGATGAGAAGATACTTAAATCTGTCAACATACCTGAGGCTAAATTGATTGTAGATTACCTGACAATAACTAAGCGTATTGCTATGGTTAAGAGTTGGGTTGAAGCAATTAATGATAAGACAGGCAGGGTACACGGAAGTGTTAATCCTTGTGGTGCAGTAACAGGCAGGATGACACACTCTAAGCCTAACTGTGCCCAAGTACCTGCGACTAGGCACGATAAGAAAACTGGCGAAGTCCTTTGGGGTTTTGCTGGCGGATATGGTGCTGACTGTAGAGACCTGTGGATTGTACCTAAAGGTTACAGTTTAGTAGGTATAGATGCTAGTGGTCTCGAACTGAGAATGTTAGCACACTATATGAATGATGATAAATATACCAAAGAGATACTTACTGGTGATATTCATACTGCTAATCAGAAGTCAGCAGGACTTCAAACTAGAGACCAAGCTAAGACTTTTATCTATGCGTTCCTTTACGGTGCGGGTGATGCTAAGATTGGTGAGGTATCTAATGGTGGTGCGAAGCACGGACGTATGCTAAAGAAGAACTTTCTTGATAATACTCCTGCTTTAAAATTACTGCGTGAGAAGGTTACACAGTCTAGCGAGAAGGGTTGGGTAACTGGGTTAGATGGTCGTAAGCTACACATACGCTCTCAACATTCAGCACTTAATACTCTACTACAGAGTGCAGGTGCGGTTATAATGAAGAAAGCGTTGGTGCTATTGGATACATATGCTACACAGTACAAGATAGATTATAAGTTCGTACTGAATGTACACGATGAATTTCAATGTGAGGTCAGAGATGACCAAGCAGATTTCTTCGGAGGTCTAGCGGTAGGGGCTATCGTTCAAGCAGGTAAATCTTTTAACTTAAACTGTCCTCTGGACGGCGAATATAAGGTAGGTAAAACGTGGCAACAGACACACTAGTAAAATATATGAAAGATAAAGTAGTTATTACTATGGACAGAGAAGAATATTCAAACCTT